TTATCAAACGTGCAATTCAATGCTTTAGCTCTCATTAACATTGCTTGTCGCATGTTCTGGTAATACATGTGTTCTTTATCAAGCGACTCAGTTAATTGATTAAGGTCACCTGCATGCTCAGCTTCTTCACAGCTTTGTTTCCAGTTTTCTAGCTCTTCTTGGGCTTTAGCTGCTGCAAGTTGTGCAGGCGTTAAGGTGTTAATGTGATCTTTAGCTTGAGTAATCAGGTCAGCCAAGAAAGTAGGGTGTGCTTTAAGATCAGGTACCCACACTTCACCGGTTTCACCGCCTAAAGCACCTGAGTTTTTCGCATGATGTGTAGGCGAAGGTTTGAAATTAATAACGCGGGCATTTTTACCTTCACCAGTAGTAACAGTTGTTAGATAACCCATGACATCTGCGATACGGTAAAGCTCGTTACGGTTTTTACCACCTAGATCTGGTCGGTAAATAATTTGATCACCGTTTTGATCTTCTGATGCGTGTGCAATGAAAACAACATCTTTACCTAAACTGATCAAAGTATTGATGTATTGCTTGAACGTTTGGTTCGCTAAACCTTGAGCCTTTAACTTTAAAGAACCATCTTTTTGACGGTTATTTGCCGTAAGTAACAGGTGGGTTTTAATGCATTCAAGCATTGCACCCACGGTATCAATGACTACGGTTTTATATGGTGCTAAGTCCTGCGGAGTAAGGTTTGCAACATCACTCCATTGTTGAACCTGTACAACCGCACCTCGACGTAATTCACCAGTACGGTGAGCACCACGGTCAAAGTCAAAAGAAATTGCTTTTTCCGCAGTAAAGCCCATCGATGATTTACCTAAACCCGGATCAGCGTATAGGTACACAATAATTGCTTGAACCAATAAAGTTTGGTCAGCAGTAATAATCGGTAGAGCCATTATTCTTATCCTTATCTTGAGCCTGTAAAACCGCGTTTTTGCTTATATGCTTTGCGGTCATAAGTAGGGATGTTTGTTTCACGCAGTTTTATTGCGAGCTGCTTTCTGCGTTGGAAATCAATTTCTTGTGTGAGTTCATTCCAAACTTTTGGATAGTCAGTTTGGAACCTGAACACATTTAAAGGCGTCTTAAATCCGTCTTTAACTTTGTAAAGAACTGAGCCATTAGCATTAGATGCGTACACTTGCCAGCCAATGCGAACAGAGTAGAGGCCCTTATCATCACGGCCTAAAAATGACTTGTAGCCGTCAGGGTGCTTTTTGAAATTAGACATCTTTAAGCCTCCACCAACTTGTTACGTTCGATGAAGCCTTTTAGAAGGCCATTGATGTTTCGGATGTCTTCAAATTCGGTGAAATCGTTATATGACTTACCATTAACATCAGTAATTTCATTTACTGTGAGTTGAGTAATTTCAACAGCAGTGAATTCAGAACCCGGAACGCCGTAACTGTCTGGATGAGCTTCAAAATCAAAGCTAACGTTTAAACGGAAACTATCTAATTTGATTACGGCAACGCCAGAATGTTTACCTGTGATTTTGGCAGTTAAGACACCGTAAGTACTTGGTTGAGTCTTAGGGGTAAATAGAGAAGGGGCTTCTTTTGCTTGGAAAGCTGGCTGCAATTGGCAAGCAACTAAAGAACCACCAGAAATTGCAAGAGCAGCCATGCTGACAAATGCAAAGGAGTTGAAAGGGGTAGCTTTTACGTTCATAATTGATCTCGCAGTTTGCAAAAGCACATCGGACCTGGGGAGGGGCGGTGTGCTTTTTTGTTGTCTGTGAGATAAATATTAGGTAAACCTAATTATTAAGTCAATAGGTATTCCTAATAAAATTAGAAATACCTAATTTTTGTGCTTTAATAGACAAAAGAAAACCCACACGGGGTGGGTTGGGTGAGAAGGGTAGTGTTTGATTTTTATTTATTGCTCATTACTTTGCTTCTGGCCTCTCTCGCCTCTTTACGAGCCTTAAGGGTTTTCTCAAGCATAGATATTTCTTTTAAATCACTCCATGCCAAAAAGAAACTTAATATTGAGGTTAAGCCTACAGATAAGACTAATGCTAAAAGATGCTGATTTGATAGTAAATTCAATGCATTGAAAACATACATTCCAAAAACAATCACTATAAATAAAATGGCAACATATAGTGATGATTTGCTCCTTATATCCACAGTAGACGTGAGGCGATCCCGCTCTGATTGATTTAAACCATCAAGCTTCAATGCATCGAGCATACCTTTGTAGGCTAGATAAATTTGACTTAACGGTAATAACAAAACAAAGGAAAATTGAACCAAGTTGATATTTACATCAAGGGCAAGAAATTTAAAAGTAACTGAAAAAATGACAAATAGAGCTACTAACACTAATGCAATAAATTTAGCGTTGTTGTAAAACGGCAAGTAGCGTTTAGCCATGATTAATCACCAAAATTAATATTGGTAGTCATCCAATTGTACAATTGAACTTTAAGGCCGTCGTTATAAACTTTATTATTGATTGTTTCAACAGATATTTTTCCACTCATCTTTAAGTTATCCGCTGTGACCTTAGTACCATCTTCAAGAGTTATAACATAATCATCATTATGTCTCATAGATGATGCAACAGTATCAATTACTTTTTGCCCGCTTTTGGATGTTTTTCGATTATAGGTGAGTGTTAATTTAAGCTTTAAATTAGCGTCATCAAGGCCATCTTCAAGTTTTAAATCATCCAAATCGACACCAAATGCAGTTTTTAAAACATCAACCACATTTTCTTCGATTTTGTAATCAATCTTAGCTGGTACGTTCGACTCTATTTTGTGAATCGGTTGCAATTCTGTTGATCCAATTCCAGATGAGATTGAGATGGTCTTGGCTGGCGTTGATTCCAATTTTTCTTTAATTGCCGGGTTCGGAGCATCTTTTAAGATTAAGGCACTATTCGCTGGTAAGGCTTTAGCTGCTTCACCCAAAAGCCAACCTAAATAAGACTCAAGAGTTCTTGCTGTTAATGATCTGGATTGAATAATTGCAACATGATTATCAATCACTCCAAAATATAAAACACTATCAATAAATTCTTTGCGCACTACTTCAACAGATTCATCCTCATCATCAGGTAAATCTTCCGTTAAGTAAGTTTTGATTGGGAATTCGGTAGCACTATCATTGTCTATTTTTAAAACAGCTTGAGCTTTACCAGACTCCACTATGATTAGCTCTCCAAAGAACATACTTTGATGTGAACTTGCGTGATTTATAAGGATAAAATCATCTTTAGTAGCCGATACAAATTGCTGCCTATTAATAGCTTTATGATAAAAAGAGTCTTTATCTAATAGTTGGGCTTTAAGTAAGTTTCCAAGGTTCGCGCCTTTTAGAAAGTCTACTTTTTTGTAGTGTACGGTTTTGTCTTTTACAACTGTCTTACTCATTATTTTCCCCACCCGATCTGTTGTAAAGACTGTGTCGGGTTCACAGCTTATTAATCTTTGGTGTTATTAATTTTCTGCCCAAGTTTTCCTTCTTTAACCAACTGCACAACCTGTTCATTTGTAAGGACTGGAATAAATACCTTGTCGCCAATATCTTTAGAAAGAATCTTTACTTCTTCGGCTGTTAGCACCAAAGCTTCACCATGTTTCGCAGCATCATTGATGCGAGCAATAATCTGGTTGATTGGTCGTTTTGAATTGTCCATAAGTCTTCCTGTGATTAATGCGAATAAGGATGTTCTTGTCTATGCTGACTTGGCGGCACGATATCTGTAATAGCGGTAATACTTTCAACCTCGTCCATTTCAAAGAAAAATCGCTCACCACCATTCACAGAAAGCAAACTTAAAACCCCACCATTGATGCCGACAAATTCTTTAATTGTGCATCTTCCATCCTTCAAGCATACCTGAACAAACTCATTCGGCACGAGTTCCGCATCTGGATCACAAACCACATACCATCCATTACGGATAGCTGGAAACATTGAGTCGCCAGTGCCTTTAATACCATAGGCTCTTGGTCCTGCTGAGTGAGTTGGAACATACCCATCTCCAGCATTGCCTTCATAACCCATATCTGTGAAATAGCCATCCATGCCCATCTTGGAGTAAGCCTTAACAGGAACCCAACGCTTAGATGATGGGATAAACGGTTTTTCGATAATTGTTGAAAATAAAAGAGCTTCATCACTATCACTAATGTTGTATTTCTTTTTGAACTCTTCGATATCCAGTTGTTTAAATTTATCTCTCGTGCTTGATTGAATCTCTCCCGTGCCAGATGCAAGCCATGAAGGATTAACATTCAAAAATTTTGAGGCACGTAATAAATTTTCACCTTCCATTGTTTTGGATTTTCCAGACAGCCAATCACTCACAGAAGGAGGTTTAACTCCTACTGCACGAGCAAGCTCAACACCTTTAATCTTTTTAGGTGGCAAAACTTCCATGGCATACCTAAGTCGTTCAGCAAGAGTATTCATACAACTATCCTCACAATGTTAGGAAATCCTAACATAAATAAAATTAGGTATTCCTATTGATTTAATATAAGGAATGCCTAATAATTAAAGAAAAATTAGGAGCACGTTATGAATGACGCACAACTTATAGACAAGCTAGGTGGTGTCACAGCGGTAGCAAGACTTCTGGGGATTGCTCCGTCATCAGTTAGTGGATGGAAAGCTATCCCCCTTGATAGAAAAATCAGGCTAGCAGTTATTGCTGAAGATCTTGGTTTAACAACACGAAAAGAGCTTTTCCCTGATAACTATCAAGATATTTGGATTGAACTTCGTCCCCAGACGACAAAAAGCAAAAACCTTGGATCATTAACCGCTTAGGACCTAACCATGAGCAAATTATCAGTTGATATATCTGCAAGCGCCAGAAATGGCGTATCCCGCATATTGCATGGTCTTGATATAAGCAATCAAAAAGAGATTGCTGAACAATTAAAAGTTGATCCAAGCACTATAACTCGACTTAAAACAGATAAGAAAAACAATGGCTTGAATGAAATTGAAATGTTTTGCGAGCTATTGAGTTTGCTTGGATTAAAAGTCGTTCCTAAAGATTATCAAAGCATTGATAAGGAACGTGTTGCTGCACTTTTAGTTATGTCTAAAAGCTGGATGAACCGTATAGAAACGGTGGATGACTTATTTCATGACGAAATCAGTGGTCAAAAAGAAAAGCTTGGATATTAAAAAACCACTACCTGCGGGAACAGGAGTGGTTAGGCATTCAAATGAGGTGGATCAAATGAACACAAACAATTTATCAGAACAACCAATCGAACTCAACTCACCAGATTTTTTAATAGGTGACGTTGTAGTACTTACTAAAGAGTGTCGAAGTTTTAAATCAAACGATTTATTTGAGGTTAAAAATAAAACTTTGACTAGGTTGTGGACTATCAAATCGGAGAATCATTTGATTCTGGTTTCATCAAAAGAAATCCGTACAGCAACAGTAGCAGAGCTCAACGCTAAACGCCGCCTAACAAAAGCTGAGCAAGCATTAGCGGAGGTGTCATGAGCAGCTTTACACAGCAAATCAAAGATTCTCTTCATCAAAGTGAAATCCAATCTTTTTATGAACCTGCATTGCGAGTGCTTGGTCACCTATTTGAGGTGAAAAAGCAAAATTTACGTAACAAAGGTTATGACGAAAATAATGCTGCGGTTACGAAGGTTGAGTTTTCAGAAGCCATGGCTCGTCAATTTCGCATAACGCAGTGGTTGGCACAGCAGATTGTAACCAGCTTAACCAAAGCGTGTTTGGTTGATTCTTTTGGAGGCTATGTTAAGCCAAAGGATGGTGAAAAGTGAGATATGCAGCAAGAAGAAAACAGGATATTTCCGTTTCCACCACACCGCTAGAGGTGGTAATTCCCCTGGAACAACCAGTAAAGATCTATTCGGCTAAAGAATTAGCAGCCATGCCGCTTTCAGTTATGAATGCCGCAATTGAGGCTCAGGAAAGATTTTATCAACTTGAAGAATTAACTCATATGGGGGGGCAGGCTATAGCAGTTCGCCGTCTCATGGAAGATGGGCACAAACTAATTCAGGTGAAAGAAAAGTCTCGTATTCGCTACAAAATCAACAACGAATTTATTCCTCCAAGAATTATTCGTCAGTTGGAAATGCGCGGTCTTGTAAAATTAGGAGCAGTCACTGATGTATAAATATCTCCACCATATCAGCGACTTTATGGTTGCTACAGCGCACCTTAGCCCAGTTGAAGAGTGCTTTTATCGCCGTGCTCTCGATTTCTATTATTTGAATGAAAAACCATTACCCAAAGAAACCCAGTCGGTTTTTCGTCGGTTACGTGCAAATACCCAAGAAGAAAGGGATGCAGTATTAATTGTGCTGCAAGAGTTTTTTGTGGAAGAGGAAGACGGGTTTCACAACAAACGTTGTGATTCAGAAATCGCCGCTTATCAAAAAGTAGGGGATAAAAATCGTGAAAATGGTAAGAAAGGTGGGCGTCCACGTAAGGAAAAACCAAAAGAAAACCAAAGTGAAGGCGACTCGGTTAATTCTGAAAACCCACAAAAACCCAGTGGGTTAATTTTGGGTTCTGAAAGTGAAAGCCAAAAAAACCTTAACCATAAACCGTTAACCGATAACCAATATATAGATAGTAGTAGTAATGCGCGTGAAGAAAATTCGCAATTTACACCAATCCAATTTGCTCAGTATCAGATCGATGATCACAAGCGTTACTCAATGCGTGAATTCATTTCTGAATACAGCGAGTTTCAATACGATTTCATTTCACTTGCTCAACAAAGATTTGTTTCGGTACCTGAAATCGACTTGAGAACCATGATTCAAAATTTCGGTGACTGGTACTTTGCAAACGAATCAAGTTCGTTGAATACACCAAGCATCTGGTTGGTTAAGTGGTTCTCTTGGGTTCAAAACAACGAGAAACAAGTTGCTGCAAACCGCAAGAAACAAGAGCAAATCACTTCAACCGGTCAAAAACCACAAGAGTCGGGTTACTTCGCTAATCTTTTTGAAGAACAGAGCGAATCTCAAATCGTGGATGTAACCCCAGCAAAAAAGTTTCCAATGATTGAGGAGGTAGGTCATGCATGAGATTACCTTGAACGAAGTGCGTCAATTAATCGCTTCTCTTCGCACTGTTTACGCTGCTCAGTTCAATAAGCAATTTCCAGCAACAGGCGAAAGTGCAATTCCTCTGTCAGTGGTTGAGCAAATCGCACTTAAAACACTGGTTGGCGTTCAACAAAACCAATTTAACAACGCACTTGCTCGTTTACTTACAGCAGGTGGACGCTTTATGCCGTCATTTGCCGAGTTTCGCACCTGGTGTATCGGTGAAAGTTGGATGTCTCCAGAAGAAGCTTGGTCTCGCGCATGTAAGTTTACAACTGACCGTTCCGTGGTTATTACCCAAATCACTAAGTACGCCTTAGACGAGGTTATGTATTTGATCGAAGCCGGCCAAATGCGAGCAGCTCAAGATAATTTCTTCGGGACCTACAACGTGATGGTTGCTAAAGCTCAGTTAAAAGGCCGTCAGCAAGAGTTTTACACTCCACCGCTACAACTAGAACACAAAGAACCTAAACACGTTCCTGTGAGCAATGACGAGGCTCAAAAGCATCTCAAATCATTGATGGAAAGATTAAAAATCAATGGTCGTAAACCTGCACCAGTTCAAAAACTTGAGGCAAAAGAAAAAGAGCCTGAGCTTATAAAAGAGTTGGGCCCTGATCCTTTCGATAATCCACACGAATACGCAGAGATGTGCCGTCGGGAGGGTATGCCAATCCCTAGAAATATTCTTCAGCTAATTGATGGGGCGAATGTATGAATAAATTCGAGATTTTAGCGTGGGGTTTACTCATTTCATTTTTTACAGCAGCTATTAGCGGTGCGGTGGTTTGGTGGTGGTTGGCGCGTAAAGAGCTTGATGAGAAAGGAGCCAGCCATGAAAGCAACTAAATTGATTAGAGATAAAGGACTGCAATACGCGAAGGAAATCGTAGATTCAGCACCCGATAACGCAACTGAATGGAACGAGGGTTATGAGTTCCAATGTGGTCAAAGTGTAGAAATCAGCCCAGCAGATCGTGAGAAGTATTTTGTAGATTTGGTTGAGCTTAAACGTCTGGTGGAGTCTTTGAAAATCATCAACGATTTAGGTGGAGTTGAGAAGCTAACGCCTGCATTCATTACGACAGATAAGCATGTTGGTTACACGCATGTTCGCATGGTGGGAAATGGGAGATTGAGCTTTCTTGATGATTTTTGCGACTTCATTCCAGATGGTTCCATTTCAATTAAGCGTGTGATGACTGCTATCCGCGACCACGAATCAATATACGGAGGCGGTGAATCTCATGCCAACTAGATATAACACAGGCGAGTATAGCTACGATCTTGAATATCACTATGGAGATATGTCAGCAAGCATGGAGATGCTTAGAGCACGTTTAATTGAATTGTTGACTCCTCATCTGTCTGGCCGTTATGTGAAATGGAGAGAAGCATATTTCACATGGTTTACAAAGTGCGGCGGGGATTCGGGGTGGATGTTTTGTGTAGGTCCACACGAATTTCATATTGATGGGGCGTTAAGGCGCTATTACTCAGGTTCTATTGATATTACCTACAACCAGAAAGATCGATATTTCTTGGTGGGTGAGAAAAAGAAAGTCAAATGTAAGGCTTGTAAGGGGTTTGGCTTCATTCGAGATGATGGGTGGGGGCATATAGATAAATGTGAAATGTGTGATGCAGAAAAAGGAGCCAGCCATGAGTGAGTTTGAGGGTAAATCTGGAAAGTGGGCTTGGGAGATTCAAAAAGAACAACAAGCGAAAGTGGAGGAGCTGCAAAAGCGTTTAGATGGGGCATTAAAAGAGACTCAATATGCTTTGCAGTATGTTGAAGAAGACATGCGCGGCAATCATGAATTTCTACAAATGGCAATGATTCGAACCCTTAAAGCTATAGAGCAAGTGCTCAAAGGTGGTGCTTGATGTCATCAGTCAGCATTGCTGAATACCGCAAGTTATTTCCCATAAAGAAAAATAAAAAGCGCCGTTCAGCAAAGCAAGTTGCCAGACAACCAAGTGTGGGTGAAGTGGTTCTGGCAACGCATTTAAGAGCATGCAAGATTGGATTTGAACAGGAATATAAGTTCCATCCTGAACGCAAATGGAGAGCAGATTTTTTAATAAAGGGTTCAAAGATTTTGATTGAGGTAGAAGGCGGGATCTGGAGCGGAGGCCGTCACACAAGAGGTAAGGGCTATTTAGGGGATATGGAGAAATACAACTCCGCAGCAATGATGGGTTTTACAGTTTTACGGTTCAGCACAGAGCAAGTGAAATCCGGTATGGCATTAAAGCAAATTGAATTATTAATTAAGGGTAAATAGGAAGGCGATTATGTTGGTTGAAAAGTTTGATTTTATTGAGTTACTTCGCCTTGCTATTGCTCAAGGCAAAGCTGAAGGTAAGAAAATTTCTAAAGATGTAGTTTTAGGTGAATTAGCGCTGTTATCGCCAGCTGCAAAGCTTTGGGCCACTGTCTTGATTGAAAAGGTTGATTTTGAGCGAATCGCAATAATTACCCCAGCACAAAAACAGACTGAAACTTTTTACAGTAAGTATGACTTTAATTTTCAAACTGAACGCCGTATTGAAGATATTCCGGGCAAGGTTGAGTTTGTTCGTGGTGAGATTAAATCAGGTAATTTTTTCAGAGCGCGAAATAAATTAGCGGTAGAGATTCATAAAGAAATGGTAAAGAAAAAATTTACCCCTACTAATGCCCAAGGTGATCTTACTAATCTGGCAAAAGGTATGGCTGAGATTATTTTGCGTGGCCATGTTTTTGTTAAGGCTATGTGTGGAGTCTGCCAAGGGTTGGGTAAAATTGAGACATTTGGTTTAAATGGCTTTCCAAATGGGGCAAGGTTTTGTGAAAAATGTAATGGTACTGGAAAACGACCATATACGTTGAAAGAGAAAATGAATATTGCTGGCATTGATGCAACCAAAACAGCTTATATAAAGAGTTATCAGAAATTTGAGCTGTTTGGAGAATCAATCGTTGCTGAATGGGAAAATGAAATTAGAACGCGTATTTCTCGATCATTCCGTTTTGAACTTCCTGATAGTCAAGAAACTTACGCTTGACAGTTGGGTATACACTTGAGTATAAAGATTTCTAAAATGGGCGAAATGTAAAGTAATCGCCAGAATGAATTTAAGAGCTCGCCAATCGGTGGGCTTTTTTATTTTGTGCTATAGTCCAGTCTAATTAAAATCTGGTACTTAAAATGAATATCTGTGTTGGTGGTGAACTTGACGGGCAAAAGATTGAAAAAGAAGGGCGATTGTTAAAAGCTTCAGATATCGACCCATCTTTTAAAACTGAGTACTACAAGCAAGTTTTTAACCGCGACAATACGGTGTTCCATTTCTGGTTGCCAATTGGATCTGACTTACATGATATGTCTGAGAAAGTTCTAAATATCCTTAGAGCACCTAAAAACTAGTTTTATCGTTTGCCGGACGTATTACGGCGCAAATGGCCTCGCTAAATATCGATTATTGGCGGGGCTTTTTCTTTTTGGAGTATGTATGACTGAATTTCAAAAAATTACGAATGAGATTAGACAGCTTCAAATAGAGCTAAACCATTTGGGAAGTTGCAATACAAAAGGTTTAAATACAGAACAGATCGCTCACCTAGATGAGCGATTTTTTTTGGCCATAGCAAAGCAACATAAATTAATTGCTCGTCTCAACAGTAAGCCAGAGGGCTTTTTATAAGAGGCTAGAGGTATGGATGATAAAGAGTACTTTTGGCTTACACAAAAAAAAGAGCTCAAAACGAAACCCAAATCCAGACCACTGCCTAAAGCTAAAGAAAAATATCTCGAGGCCGAAGAAACCTTATTTCAAGAACTAGAAGAGCATCGAATTGGTTATAGAAGAAAATTTCAATTTGAATCAACAAAAAATTGGCGGTTCGATTTTTATATTGTGAAGTTGAATCTTCTTATAGAAATTGCTGGCAGTCCGTGGGCAGTTGGCCGAGGTGGCACAAAGATAGCAAATTCATTTAATAAGTATGATCTAGCACTAGACCGAGGTTATGTATTTGAGCGTCTTGAGCCTCACCAAATTGAATCAGGTTATGCAATCAACTGGATTAAAAGCGAATTAGCGAGAATTGAAGATGGATCAGATCAGACCATTTCCTCCAACTGATTTTATGGATCAGGCAGAAGAAGAGGAAGCAATTCGTTTAATACCCGCTCCAGACCTAAAGAAATGGGTTGTGGCCAACTACTTAACGATAGGTGGACCTCTTTATAACCCTGACCATGACCATATTGCTGAGCTGCTTCACGATAATGAAGAATTTTTAGCATTTGCTTGGGCCTCTTCTGCATATAAAAGTAAGCAAGCTATGGTGTTAGGTCAGTGCGAAAAAGTCATGTTCAATGTTGGTGGATGGCGTAAGGCCAGACAAGAGCAACAGATGCGAGACTGGTTCGGATTCGTTCCAGTTTACTTAATCACAATCGATGCAAGCTTTTGTGAAAAGGCAAACGATAGCGAGTTCTGTGCTTTGCTTGAACATGAGCTTTATCACATCGGTGTAGAACGAGACTCGGACGGTGAAATTATTTACAGTGATCATACTGGCTTACCAAAGCACTATTTAGCCTGTCACGATGTGGAAGAGTTTATCGGTGTTGTAAAACGCTGGGGAGCAAATGACAGTGTTAAGAGGCTTATTGAAGTTGCTAAAAACCCGCCGTTTGTTTCTGATTTAGATATTTCGAAATGTTGTGGAAACTGCGTAATCAATTGAGCCTAATGGCTCTTTTTTTTGCCCATTTTGTTATACGTAGTTATACGATGAGGAAGTTATGGCGACACTAAAAGAGCCTGTGAAAATCTTTATAGTTCAGTCTCTTGCTTGTCGTGATACACCTCAAGAAGTGGCTGAACTCGTAAAACAAGAGTTTGGCGTTGATATAGATCGTGTTCAAGTTGCAACTTATGACCCTACAAAGGTTGCTGGTAAGAACTTAAGCAAAAAGTATGTCGAACTATTTGAAAAAACCAGAGATGAGTTTGATAAAGGCTTAATTGATATTCCTATTGCTAATAAGTACTACCGATTGAAGCAATACCAAAGACAACTTGAGAGGACTAGAAACGTCAAAACAGCCTTAAAAATTCTTGAGCAAGCTGCAAAAGATATTGGTGGACAATTTACTAATCGCCAAGAAATTACAGGCAAAGACGGCGGACCATTACAAACGGTTAATTCGGATGTGCCTGTTCCAATGGAAGAGTATTTAAAAGCGCGGAGGGAGGTCTTAGATGAGTACTGATGCGGCTCGGGATAAAGCCATCCGGATCGAGGCGCAAGAAGATTTATATTTCTTCACAAGGTACATGTTTAAGGAGCGCCGTGGTTATAAATGGATGCAAAATTGGCACCACTTAGAAATCTGCGAAGCTTTAATGAAAGTTTATCGCGGAGAGATAAAGCGGTTAATTATTAACGTTCCACCACGATATTCTAAAACTGAAATTGCTGTAATTAATTTCATGGCTTGGTGTTTTGGTAAGAATCCAGACTGTGAGTTTATTCATATCAGTTACTCGGCAATGCTTGCCGCAAATAACGCCTTCCAGATTCGAACACTCGTACAAGAGGAGGCGTATAAAAAGGTCTTTCCTGATCTTACATTGCGTGATGATAGTAAGGCTAAAGACTTCTGGAGAACTTCTCAAGGCGGTGTCTGCTATGCGACTGGTACAGGCGGCACGATTACCGGTTTTGGTGCAGGAAAACTTCGTAAAGGCTTTGGCGGCTGCATTATTATTGATGACCCGCACAAAGCACATGAAGCTTCATCAAAAACTATTCGAGAAGGGGTAATTGATTGGTTTCAGAACACACTCGAATCGCGTACTAACTCGCCAGATACGCCGATCATTGTGATTATGCAGCGACTTCATGAAGATGATTTAGCTGGATGGTTGCTAGGTGATAGAAAAGACGGCGTTCCTGTAGCTGGTGGTAACGGTGAAGTGTGGGAGCATCTATGTCTTTCAGCTATTCAGGAAGACGGATCCGCACTGTGGCCAGCAAAACACAATATCCAAAAATTGAGGCTAATGGAGCAAGCAGCACCATATGTATTTGCCGGGCAGTACCGACAAATGCCATCACCGCCAGCAGGCGGTTTTTTTAAGCCCGACAATATTCAAATTGTTGATGCTTTGCCTGCGGATGTATTGAAACAAGTTAGGGCTTGGGATTTTGGGGCTACCGAAAATGAGGGCGACTTTACAGTAGGTGTGCGAGAAGCTCTAGGCGCAGATGGTTTTACTTACATTGTCGATGTAACTAGAGGACAGCTTGGACCTGACAATGTGAATAAGCGCTTAGAACAAACAGCAAAAATAGATGGGAAAAAAGTTTCTGTGCGTCTACCACAAGATCCCGGTCAAGCTGGTAAATCGCAAGCTAGTTCATTTGTGAAGCTTCTTGCGGGTTATAGCGTGATAGCTAAGCCAATTTCAGGTGACAAGCTTACACGGGCACAGCCATTTGCGGCCCAAGTTAACGTAGGAAATGTACGTATGCTCAAAGGTGAATGGAATAAGGATTTTATTGATGAGCTTCGTCATTTTCCTAATGGCACACATGACGACCAAGTGGATGCAGCTTCAGATGCGTTTAATGAATTACATGAAGGTTTTGAAGCCTTCTTTGCTGATATGGGATTTGCTCGATGAGTGATGTAACTTTTCAACATGCTGAATATGTTAAGAACTTGCCATACTGGCAAAAACTTGATGATGTTTGTGAAGGTGAAGATGCAGTTAAGGCTAAAGGTGAAAAATATTTGCCGATGCCAAATGCACATGATAAATCACCTGCAAATAAAAGCGCTTATGAGGCTTATCTTACCCGTGCAGTCTTTTATGAAGTAACAGGGACTACATCAAATAGTTTAGTTGGAGCAGCTTTTGCAACAGATCCAAGTTTTAAATTTCCTCCCGAGCTTGCTCATTTAGAACGTAATGCGAATGGAGCCGGTTTAAGTACTTATCAATTGGCTCAAAATGGAATTCGCCACTTATTGAAGCATTATCGTTGCGCTTTATATGTTGATTATCCCGATGTGCCACCAGCTCGTAATCTAGCAGAATTTAAAGCGCAAAAAGCCTATCCAATGATTCATTTATTGAATGCCATAGATGTAGTGAATTGGGATTCAGTAATGGTCGATAACCAGAAAAAACTTTGTCTCGTAGTTATCCGTGAATTTAGGTCTGAGCGCGGTGCTGATGGATTTAGTAAAACCGAACAAGAGCAATATCGTGTACTTCGTTTAGAGCAAGAGGGAAATGGGGAATATATTTATTCCGTTCAGGTGTACACAAAGGGTGAAAAGGGTAACTGGGTTGGCGGAGAGAAGAAGTTTCCAACAGATTACAACGGGAATTTCTGGACCTATATACCTTTTACATTTGTAGGTGCAATTGATAATTCAGAAGAGATTAAAAAGCCACCCTTACTTCCTTTGGCTAATCTCAATTTAGCCCATTACAGAGACAGCGCGGACTTTCAAGAGTCCGTTTTTTATATGGGGCAACCTCAATACTTTGCAAAGGGTGTTACATGGGAATGGTACGACCAAGCCAAAAAACGTGGCATATACATTGGTGCGAAAGTACTTTTGCCTTTACCTGAAAATGGTGGTTTAGGAATTGTACAAGCCGACCCTAATACTCTTGCCCGGGAAGCGATGAAAGATAAGTGGGAAAAAATGAAGGAGATGGGGGCGCGTTTAATTGAGAAGGGCTCGGGAAGTAAAAAGACCGCTACCGAAGCGAATAGTGATGACGCCGTTCAGCATTCAGTTCTTTCGCTCTGTGTCGTTAATATGAATGAAGCCTTGTCAGCAGCATTACGATGGGCTGCTAAGTTTGTAATGCCTAATGTGGATGTTCTAACTAAAGATGATTTGATGTTCGAAATCAGTCAAGAATTTAACAAACAGGGTTATTTAGCTGAGTTAGCTCGACAGTTATTTGAAGCAGCTCTACAAGGCCGATCTTCATTTAAATCATGGTGGGAATACAACCAAACAGGTATGTTCCCTAAACAAAAATATGAAGAAGAGCTTCAGAATGTTGAAGCAGAGCAAGATGGGACTTTAAATCAAAAGGTAGAGTGAGATGGCAACAGATATCAAAAAACTATTTGAAGCACTCACTCAGCACCAGGCCTATCTTTATCGTGCTTCATCAAAAACGGTAAATGAGTTATTGGCTTTATTCAATGATGATACGAGCAAGATGCTATCTAAGCTTCGGGATTTATTGGATGAGCTTAATGAGTCGGAGAAAGTTGCTTTAGCTGGTGGTAAATATACAACTTCAAATTTAAGGGAAATTAGGGATTTGATTGCCCAATGGTTTGCCAGTGTTAATTTAGCATTACCTGAAGCTTTTGCCGTTTCTGCTACGGCGCTGGCTGTTTATGAGGCCAATTACGTAGCTAAGCTCTATGGAGCAAAAATTAATAAGCCTGATGGGGAAAAACTATTCTTATCCGCTAAAAAAGTTCCGTTGGCAGGTGGCGCTCTTGTCGATGATCTGCTTTCAAGAATTGCTGAAAGTGCCCGTCAAAAGGTTGAGTATGCAATTCGGGATGGTATCAACTCAGGTAAAACAAATCAGGAAATAGTTCAGCGTATTCGCGGCACCAAACGGCTTAACTATGAAGATGGGATCTTAAATGGTACCAAAACTGATATTGAGCGAACGGTAAGAACTGTGCGAAGTCATGTAGCTAATCAAGCCTATCTAAATAGCTTCAACCAAATTGGCTTTGAATATGTCCGATTTGTTAGCGTTTTAGATGGACGAACTTCTAAGCTTTGCGCTTCATTAGATGGTTCAGTGTGGGAAATAAATGATCCGGCAAAGCGAGTGCCGCCGTTACATCCTAACTGTCGCAGTATCTTGGTTCCGGTCGAGAAGTACGGTCAACTTGTTGGCGAACGGCCATTTGTAATGGACGAACGTCGAGTTAAAGACATTCCAAAAGATGAGCGAAGCCATTTAATAGGGCAGTTAGATGCAAACACCACATTCAAAGAGTTCTTTAAGAAAACAGATGATTTCTTTCAAAGGGAGTGGCTAGGGCCAAAGCGCTTTAAGCTCTATAAAGATGGGAAATTTGATTTTGATAAGTTCTTTGATCCTGAAGGCCGTTTCTATAGCTTAGATGATTTGAGAAAGTTGGATGAAAAAGCTTTTAAAAAGTTGGGTCTGTAATTTTTCTTATGTTATATTTTTTAAAACATCAGAATTTATACAATATGAAAACAATAGCTTTTGTATGTCTAACCCTAATTTCCATCACTTGTTTAGCTGAACCAAGTCAAAAATATCTTAAAGAATATGATCGATTGTCTGAAGCTTTGGAGTCAGCAATGGCAAATGCATATTCTTTTGATCCTGCAACTGGTCAAGTAAAACAGGCTACTCAAGGTTTAGAAGCTAAAAATAATTTATGTAGAGCTGCCCAGGCGAAACTAAACCTCACCACGTTTTTAAAAGACAATTTAGAGGAATCTAAAGAGCTTTATAAATCTATTGATGGTGCAGAGACTCTAGATAAAAATTATCTTAGTGGACAACAGCAGGAACAACAAAATCTCGTTTCAAATTTGAAAAAAGACCTTGTTGGAACTGGATTTAACTGTGAGTAATTATTGCCGATTACAGGTAATTCTAAACTCACTTAAGACACAATTTTCACCTATATAAGCGCCCAAATGGCGCTTTTGTCATTTATGGAGTTTGGCTTATGAGTGAATCAAAAGTTAGACATTTGGTACTTAAAAGAGTTTCAGATAAATCTTCTCATCTTGCTCTTTGTGACGAGGAAACAGGTATTCCATTAGCTGGATTAACCGCTGTAAAAATGAATTGTAGTGTTTTTGAGGGTCCAGCGACTATCACGGCAACATTTGATGTAGGTGGTCCTCAAGGCATCCGCTTAGTTGGTGATGAACCTAGACAAAAGGTTTGGGGTGCAAAGGAAACGTAGCGAAAGGTACTACAAATGCCTGAAAAGCAAATCAATATGTCAGATGCTCAATATATTCTGAGCACAAAATGAATTCTGGTGCCATTTCTTCAAATTAAGGTTTCAAGCCATGGCAATTTATGGTTTTACTTTTGAAAGATTAAAAGCAATTGCACTCATCAAATAGAACTTAATTTTTAACCATAGCACCTTCGGGTGCTTTTTTTGCGAGAAGAAAATGCCAAGCCCTATTATCCAATATTTCCAATATGAACATTTACCTGAACATTTGCAGCAAGTTAGTAAGCCAATTGGTGATTTAGCTCGGCAAATGGATGAGCAACTTCCTGACGGGCCTGAAAAATCCACAGGATTAAGAAAGCTACTTGAAGCAAAAGATGCATTTGTACGCCAAGCTTTAAGTAAATAATCATTTATAGAAATGAAGCGTCCTAATGGGCGCTTTTTTAATGCCTGAAGCTAAGCAGAGGGTTCAACAATTAAACCCGCTAAGCGGTATCTCTAGGAGATTTTTAAATGCCAGACGAAATCAAAGTTGATTTGGAAAATCCTGAAATTAAAGCAGCTATTCAAGACGCCGTTGATGAAGCTGTTAAAGGTCTTAAAGATAAGAACGCTGAACTTATCAAAGATAAAAAAGAGTTGAAAGATGAACTAGGTTCATTGAAATCAAAGGTTGAGGGTTTAGATCTGGATGCAATCAAGGTCCTGCTTGATAAATCAAATCAGGATGAAGAATCCAAACTTATTGCAGAAGGCAAGATTGAAGAAGTTATTCAGAAACGCACTGAGAAGATGCGTGAAGAGCATGACAAGGTTCTTAAGGCAGAGAAAGAACGGGCAGATAAAGCTGAAGCTTATGCCGAGAAATTCAAGAAATCAGTAGTGCAAAGCCAAATTGTTCAGGCTGCTATTGAACTTGAAGCACTGCCAGAAGCGACCCCTGATATCGCCTTTTTAGCTCAGACAAAGTTTGCATTAGATGAAAACGGCAAAGCTGTGGCAGTTGATGAAAACGGGGATGTGGTCATTGGTAAAGACGGTCAGACACCGATGACCCCAAAAGAATGGGTTGAATCTCTACGCGAGCAAAAACCGTATTACTGGCCTAAACCTAATGGCATGGGCGCACCTGGTAGCAACAATTCAAAAGGTCAGCCAGACATTCTCAAAGCCGATGGCTCGGTAAATATGACCAAATTGGCGCAATTACGAAATGAAAATCCGCAACTAGCTAAAGAGCTAGCGGCAAAACACGGTATTAAACTTTAAGGAGTAAAGCCTAATGGGCGACACAAAAATTGCTGATGTAATCGTACCCGAGTTATTCACTCCGTACGTATTAAATAAAACTGCCGAAAAGTCTGCATTATGGCAGTCAGGCATTGTTGGGGAGCTAGATGAAAAAGTTGCTTTTGGTACAGAAGGCGGTACTACAGTAAATATTCCTTTCTGGAATGATTTAAGCGGTGAGTCAGAAGTACTTTCAGATTCAAAACCTTTATCTGTAAATAACATCACTTCAGGCAAGGACATTGCGATTCTTCATGCACGTGGTAAAGCATGGGGCGCTAATGATTTGGCTAAAGCATTATCTGGTGACGATCCACTTGGTGCGGTTGGTGATCTGGTCGCAGATTACTGGTCGCGTGAATTTCAGGGGTTTACCGTAAATACACTTAAAGGTGTATTTGGGTCTGCAAGCATGGCAGGTAATACCCATGATATTTCGGCTGGAACTGGAGCTGCAGCTGTAATTGATGGCGTATCTTTTGTTGATGCTTCTTATAAGTTGGGTGATGCCGTAGATAAATTAACGGCTATTGCAATGCACTCGGCAACCATGGCGGCTTTAGCTAAGCAAGGCTTAATCGAAACTGTTCGAGATGCTGATGGTGTGGTTCTCTACAAAACCTTTATGGACCGTCGTGTGATTGTTGATGATGGTATGCCCGTTGAAGGTGATGTCTTTACCTCATTCTTGTTTGGCCAAGGTGCGATTGGTTTCCAAGATATTGGCGCACCAGTTGGTGTAGAGACTGACCGTGACAGTTTAGCGGGTACTGACATTCTTATTAACCGCCGTCACTTTGTGCTACATCCTCGTGGCATTAAATGGGCAGGTGATACAGGTATTGCACCTAATAATGCCGGTCTTGCTACAGCCGGTAACTGGGAACGTGTCTACGATCCTAAACAGATCCGTATTGTAGCATTCAAGCACAAGATCAAATAACAAAAAGGCGGGTAATACCGCCTTATCTTTTTGGAGATCCACATATGGGACTTTCATCATTTAACCGTGCACGGGAAAGACAACAAATGACAGAAACAAAAATTGCTGAACTCGAAGAACAACTGGCAACAGTAAAGGGCGAATTTATTGCCTTTCAAAATGATACCGAAGCAATGAAAGCACGTATTGCTGAACTTGAATCAGGTGAAGGTGGTCAAACACCTGAAGATGACCAAAAACCAAGTGATACTCAACCACAACCAATTAACTATGCTGGTCTAAAAGTAGATGAGCTTCGAGCTGTACTAACTGAAAAAGGCATTGCATTTGAAGCAGGTGCTAAAAAAGATGAACTTTTAGCATTAATTCCAAAGGAATAATTCATGAGCTTTATCACTGAACAAGAAGCGATAGAACATGTTGAAGGCTTTGATGCTTTATCTGCCAGTGATAAGGCTCAATACCTCCAAATGGCCGAAGCATATCTATTAGCACGTAACGTTAAGCCTTATGAAGATGCTACCCAAGTACCTGAACCTTTAAAAACGGCCTCCTATCAAATCATCAAGGGCATTATGAAAGGTGATCTATATCAAGGGCAGGAACAGGCACTAAAACGTAAGAAGGTCAAAGCTGATACGGTTGAGACCGAAAAGGAATATCAGGACGGATCAGTAAAGCTTAGTGCAATCGAACAATTCATTCTTGATTTGATTAAGCCTTACAGCAAACGAAAAGCTGTATTTTTTGTCAGGAAAATTTAAATGGGCTTACGTGAAGAAATTCAGGCAGATATTGCTGAAGCATTTAATGATGATTTAGCGGACGCCGTTCATTCATTTACTTGTGACCGGATCTCAAGAAAAGATTGGGATCCTAAAACTGAAACTTATGTCGAAGTTAAAGAAAACTATTCTGGTCGTGGCGTTCTGTTTGGCTCATACAGTCAATATGAGATTCAGACGCTTGGAGTACTGGCCACAGATAAAAAGGCTACAGTGCTGCAGAATGAAGTTACCAAAGAGCCAAAGATTGATGATGAGTGGTTAACAGCCTTAGGCTCATTCCGGGTAATTCATATTCAACAGGATCCAGCTTCTACTATTTGGAAATGTCAGTTGAGGAAGGTATAAGCTTGTATTGATTAATTTAGTTGATTTAAGCTATATACCTATTTTTAAAATACTTTCTTGGGGAAATTATGGGGTATATCGTTAAGTTAACCGATTCTGGTAAATATTTAATTCCAGACAATGAGGGATTGCTTACTACAACAGATTCAAAAGAAAAAGCTGTAGAATTTGGTCAAATAGATGATGAAGAGTCTGCTAAGTTAACTGCCCATAGTTTTAGTGGTGGAATGACAACTGGCGTTGATTTCATAATTGAGAAGGTGTAATTAAATTATGGCAACTCAAGCATATGTAATCGTCATTGAAATCCCAGAAAAGAAATGCCCAAATGTAAGAGGCAAAGCTAGTCTAATTAAAGATGGTAAGGCAAAAGTTTATCTTTCAAATAATACAACTTCTAGAGATGCTGAAAATGGCTTTGACCGATATGGAGTTACAGGTGGTCGAAATGCTGTAGTAGTAACTGAGGCAACATTTCCAAAATACGAAGAAGAAATTACTAACTATCTTAATCGAAGATTTGGAGAAGACTGGTCTTTAAAATTAGAAAAGTGCTCAGTTGCATAAATTAAAACCCACTTCGGTGGGTTTTTTAATGGGCGCAATTTAGGAGTTTGAATGGTAAATACAAACTACGTTCCTTTGTGGCTTATCTCACCATTTCAGCATGTGCATTACACATTAGTTCGAAATCAACTGCATATGGATTTGCTATTTGAGGACATGAATAAGGTCGATCAATTCTTGTCTATTGAAGGGGCTGCAGCTCAGGTTGATTTCTATTCCGAAGGTGCATATGCAGTTGTTCAGCTTGGTGATACTTCAGAAAGAAATCAGATTGAAGTGTATGGATTGCTTTTACATGAAGCTGTTCATGTCTGGCAAAAGATTAAAAAGCTCATGGGTGAACGAGAACCGAGCTCTGAGTTTGAAGCTTATTCAATTCAGGCGATCGCTCAGGATCTCTTTAAGATGTATGAGGAAAGCGAGGTTAAAAGTCATGGGGTGGAAGGGGAAAAAGCCGACTAGTTTTAGTCTTGATGTGTCTAAAGCAGCAGAAGCACATGTAAAGAATATTGTCATGGATACCGTGCAATCCTTAGTTAATTTAAGTCCTGTTGATACTGGAGCATACCGTGCTTCACATATTGTTTCG